GACAAACAAAAAGAAATGCTAAAAATGTTATTAGATAAATTAGGAGTTAAATATGATTGTGAGAATAATTAAAAGTAAGAACAGAGCTAGACAAATTTTTAATTCGATTAGAGAACCATGGTATGAAGCATTAGAAAATCAACAAGAGCAAGTTTATCTTTTAAGTTTTGGAGCTTCTGGTGGTTCTGTGTTATACGTTTACGAAACAAGCAAACCTTTTGAAATTGACGAAATATTAAACGATAATATGAAATGGAGGATGAAATGAAAATAGAAACAAAATTGAACATAAATGACAAATGCTATGTAATACACAACGATAGAATCATAAAAAGTAAAGTTGTTAATATAAAAATTGATGTTGATATATATGGAAAACCTGAAATAAAATATTGGATAGGAAATATTGGTTGGTTCTCAGAAGAGCTAGTTTTTACAACAAAAGAACAAGTTTTAGAATTTTTAGAAAGAGAAATAGAGGAGGAATAAATGAAAATGTATGCAATAATAGGGGATATTGAATGTGAAGGATTGATTTTTGAGGGTTGTTTTACTTCAAAAAATGAGGCAAAAGAATATTTTGAAGAATTAAAAAATGAATATAAAAATGTCGGAATATTTGAGGAATATGATGATTTGATTATTTTTAACAATGATGATGAATATAAAATAGTGGAATTTGAATGTAAAAGGAAAAAACATGAAAGTTAAGACAATATTTGGAATTGACACTAACGGTAATGATATTTTTGTAATTCAAAAAGCCAATATGTTTAAAGTCTTAACAGAAGAACCAACATATGAAGAGTGGAATGTTTTAGCGGTTGAATTTAACTTATCATTCACTGAAATAGAGTCAATAAAACATTCATTTAATGAATGGAAAAACTGGTATAAAAAGGTTAAACAATGACTTATGAAAAGCTTTATGGAGTATCATTAGATGAATATTGCAAATATCATAACATAAACCCAGAAAGGTTGGTTCAAAAGACTAAAAAAGATATAGAGCTCTTAAAGAGAAATCTACATAAGCATACATATGAAATAGAACCAACTAACTGGAATTTAGTAAGTCAGATACATAAATTGCTAAACAAGAAAATAAAACACTTAGAAAGATTAAAAGAATGGATTAAAACAAAGAGCAACAATAAAGATAATCGAACTAACCAAAACAAAAGGATTCAAAATGACTTATTTAAGAATTAAAATGTTCTTGGTTATAGTGAATTTATTATTATCCATTTGGTATAAAATCTCAATTATTTTAGGAAGGAGAAAATATGCAAAAAGAGCTTATTAAATTATTAGAAATTGCAGATATTCTTGAAGAAGAAGGATATAGCACATTACCAAATGATATTAGGGATATAGCTGAAAAAATGAATTCTATTACAAAGAAAAACGATAATAAAGACACATTAGACGGTATCATTAAATTTCAAAAAGATAGACTTTTAGATGAGCAACCTTTTGAATTTGAAACGGAAATATTACATATTCTTGAAGAACTGGTTGAAATGCTTGGATATGAAAGCTTATATGCAAGAGAAAGAGCAAAAACGATTTTTCAACATTTCAAAAACCATGAACCAATTGAAAGGGGAAAACTTGTAGATTGCTTTGCAGATATTATCGTGTTTGTTGTTGGTTCTATAATGAAACTTGGATATAACCCAAAATGCGTTTTAAATGAAGTTTCAAAAGAAATCAATAGTAGAACTGGCTCAATTATTAATGGTAAATTCGTAAAAGACAAATCCCCTGAAGCAAAAGCTAAATGGTATAAGGCTAATTATGATAAATGTTTAAAAGGACAAAAATGATTTTAAAGTTCTTAAAAAAAGAAGCATCTAAACAATTAAAAGTTGCAAATCCCAATCTTTTTCAAATTGTCGTAAATCAGGATAACAATATTGTCTTAATTTACGAAAACAAAGATTTTAGATATATCTTTGATGGTAGGAGAACGCTTGTTAAATGGTTAAAAGGAAAAGCTACTTATTTTTACATCAGCGGCGGTTCTGTATTTGGTCAACTTTATTTGTTTGTCAAAAACTGTATAGACCAAGGTTTAGACTATAAAGAAGAGCTAAGTAAAATGAAAGTAATAAAGGAGTTATAATGAAAATCATAGAAGAAAGAGAAAAATTTTATGGAGACTTTAAAGAAATAGCAAGAATAAGTCAAAAAATAAAAAACATTTATCATGTTGAAAATGTTCAAGAATTAGACCCTGTTGTTAATGAAGGTTTTGAGATGATAGCTCATAAATTAGCAAGAATAATTAATGGAGGCTCTAAATTCATAGACAATTGGAGAGATTTAGCAGGTTATGCAATGCTTGTAGCCAATTACCTTGAAACTCATCCTGAAGCAATAGATGCTAAGGTTATTTACTTAGAAAAAGACATAAACAATGAATGGAGGGAAATTAGAAAATAAAAAAAAGGAAAATTTAGATGACAAAAAAACAATTAAAAGAAAGAGCTTTACTTCTATTTTCTTTATCTTTTTTGATGGAAGGATTAAATCAATTAGGTTTAATTGACCCAAAAACAAAAGATTTAAAATGTGATATGGCAGAAGCAGAAGACGATGATGATGTTATCATCTTTTCTATTTATAAAAAACTTAAAAGATTGCGTCCATCATTTGGAAATAAAAAAGTAGTAAATTTTTTCTTTAAAAGATTGTCAAAATTGGAAGATGAAATTTCTCAAGATTGTCAACCATTGTTAATGGGCTTAATTGGAGTTTATTTCTATCAAAAATTTAAAAGAACCAACGAATTTGATTTAGGTATAAAACCTTCAAGAATAGAGAAGATGTTTAAAAGCCTAATTGATGAAGGTTTTGAGGTTACAAACCAAACAATTTTAAAAACTTTAGAGATAATAGAGTCAATTTATCCCGATGAAAAAGGATTAATTGAATTTTATAGATTAACAAATAGATTTCCATTTAACATTCTAAAACAAAGGAGTAACAATGAATTTTGAAAAAGAATTATATGAATTGTATCAAAGATTTAACATTCTTGATGAATTTATTTATAACAAATTAAGAGACAATGAGATTTTAAACAGTGTTTGCCATTATATTGATATCTCTAATTGTTCTATATATTTTCATACATATTCCGAAAATATGCAAAAATTAAACGAAGGAACGCAAATAAGATATGTTAAACATTATCGCATCACAGTAAATGTAATGTTTCATTTTTCAAAACAACTAGTAGAACAATATCCTAATTTAATAAAGAAGATAAAACGAATTTTTGATAATCATAATAAAAAAAGGAGAGTAAAAAATGAAAGTAACAAAAATATGTCTTTTTAAAATAAACGGTAAAAAATATTGTTTTGAAAAATTTAAAAATATAGAACTTCATGTAATGGTAGATGAAGCAAAAAATATCATTCAAGTTTTTTCTCTTAATAAAAGTAGTAAATGTTCTACAATATTATTTGAGTGTCCATTACACAAAATTAAAAAGATTGGACTACTTCTAAAGTAACAATCATATGATAAAGGATTTCTTATGAGAGAACCAACGGTTCAGGAAATAATAGATACGGTAAAAGAATGGAAACTGGAGATTGATTCTAATGATAGATTATCAATAAAATTTAAATATCTTGAGATGCTTGTAAACGAAATAGAACAATTAAGAGCAACTATAAAAGCATATAAAAATATGCTAAAAGACGAGAAAAAAAAAGAGAGGTATTATTAGGCAAATTCTTGGAATTAGAAAAGAATGAATTAGAAAAGAATTATTTTAAAAGTAAATTAAACATTAAAGGATAGTATTGATTTTTGGAGGCATTGACCCAGGAAAAAAAGGAGCGTTGGTTCTATTAACGATACCAAAACCAACGATTGTGAGCTTTGATAAAAAAAGTTACATAAATTGTTTAAAAACGTATTCTATTGTAGATATTATCATAGGACTTGAATTAGTCCATTCTATGCCAAAACAAGGCGTAAAGAGTATGTTCTCTTTTGGAGAGAACTTTGGCTGGATACAAGGAGTTTTGGATGCATTAGGGTTAAAATATAAATTTATTCGTTCTCAAGAATGGAAAAAACATTTTGGATTGATTGGTTCTGGTAAAAAACAATCATGTATTAAGGCTCTTGAATTAGAGCCAACGTTTCAGTGTAAAGGTAAGAGAGGTGGATTGCAAGATGGAATATGTGATGCTTATTTGATAGCAAGATATTTAAAGGATAAATATGAAAAAGAACATAATAGAAATTGAATTAACGGATTTTCTTGTATTACTATTTTTTATGTTCTTTTTTTGTTTCAATAGTGTTCTTTTTTTATTGGATTATCTTTTGGAAAATCTGGCGAATACGAAGAAGGTTATGTTATAGGGTATAAGCAATGTATTAGAGACTTTAATGTCACAGGAGTATATTATGAAATTAAGAGATTATCAGAAAAAGGTAATTGAAAAAACTAAAGAGTTTATTAACTCTAACGAAAAAGAATTAGTTGTTGAACTTTTTACGGGATTAGGTAAAACTTTTCTTATTCCTCATATAGCCAAAGAGCTCGTTGGTTCTGGTTATAGGATATATATTGTCAGTGATATCTCTCAACTTATTAAGCAATTGAAAGAACATTTTAAGAACACTTCATTAGAAGTGTCTATCTTAAGCGATAACGAAAAAACTAACAAAAATAGTCCTATCATACTATCAACGGACCAAACGCTCTATAACAGGCTTAAAAACGCTAAATTAGAACCAACAGGCAAAATAGCATTAATAGCAGACGAATATCACAAAAGAATTGAAGGAGAAAGATTTAAGTTAATTCTTAACAAATTACAACCAAATAAAATAATTGGTTTAACAGCTACTCCTTTTGATTTTAATGGAATTAAAATGTTTAACAATACATTTTGCCCTATTTCTCAAAAAGAAGCCAAAGAAAAAGGTTATTTATCGCCTATCAAATATTATGTTCCAAGAATAGTAACAACAATGGATTTTGAAAAAATTGATAAAGGCGTTGCAGACTATAGTGCAGAGGACATTAGAAAACTATATTCTGATAAACAATTCAAAAAATGGTTTGTTAAGTTTGCTAAGTCGTTGGTTCTGAATAAAAGACAAACATTAGTGTTTACTTCAAATATCGCTATGGCAGAGGAATATTGTTCTTTAATCAAAGAAATAGAACCAACAGCACAAGTGGTTCACTCTAAACAGAACAAAGATAAGAACCAACAAATAATAAAAGATTTTAAAAACGGAAAAATTAAGACATTAGTATCAGTAACATCACTAACTATAGGTTTTGATGCTCCTAATGTTGATACTGTTATAAATCTTAGGCCTACTAAGTCATACCCTTTGTTTTTTCAAATGGTAGGTAGAGGTTCAAGAATATATGAAAATAAAAAAATTACAGAATTTTACGATATTACAGACTGTTTGATTAGAATGGGAATACCTGAAGATTTTGTTCCGTTTAAGAGTAAGAAAGAGTTTAAGAAAAATAAACTTCAACAGACAATAGTTGAACAGTTAATCAATAGAACCAACGAAGGGATTACAGAAATAACAAGAGAAAAGATTGAAAATTACAAAATTTATCTTAAAGAGCTTGAAAGAAAATCATTAGCAACTCTAACAATTGATGAACTTAGAGAATTATTTAATGCTACTAACGATGTTAGGTTGTTGGTTCTAATAGCCAATGAGTATCACAGAAGAAAATATGGTTGGATGCTAAAAACTAAAACAGTAGAGTGGATAATTAAAAATATGGAGGATGTATTAGAAAAATTATCTGAATATAATAAAGAGGCATCTACTATTAAGGCTTATAAGACAAGAATAAGAAACATATTAAATAGTGGAAAAAAATTGGCAAGTATAGGCTTCTTCCCTGATTGGTTCTATAAAGAAACGATTAAAAAATATGGACTTATTGAGAATTGGTAATAGAACCAACAATGCGTTCATTGGTTCTGTGCCGAAGGCATATTTGTTCTTATTTTATTAAAACAGTTACAACTTCTTATTATTTATATAAGTTCTTTCTTTTTTTCTTATATTAGGGTGACAAAAATGTCACTCTATAGAAAACTATAGGGTGACAAAAATGTCATTATCATTACCTAATTAGTTTTGACTTTATAACATTAAATTTTAGAAGTGATTTAAAAATTGAATCCTAATGTGCAACAAGATATCAGGATGAACTTGATAAAAAACAAAAAAAACATTTCAAAACCAATAATGTAAAATATTTTTTTTATAAATTATTTACAATAATAACATTTTGAAAAAGTTACTTCCAATACCATAAAATCGGGCATTATACTGATTTTAAAAGTTAACATTCAAATACAACTTTATTAGTTCGAAATGTTAACTTTTTAAGTTATCTTTTGATGTTAATCAAGTTGATTTTAAAATCAATTTTTAGTATAATTGTGAGTAGTAGAAAAAAAGAAGAAAAGGACTTCTAAAATGAATTATATCAACAATTTGGAAAAATGTAAACATTATCAAAAGGCTACTCACAGGAAACGCATAATAATTGAAGATATTACTACAGATGAAATTCTTGTTGAGTACATAGAACTAACAAAAAAGATTAAATCAAAAAGGGGATGGTGTAAAATGTATAAAAAGGATATGCAACAAATATTAATGGATTTATCAAATAAACCTTTAGCTATGAAAATATGGCTTTATTTGTGGGATTATATGAAGAAAGATGGAACAATAGCTATGCCTAAACAAAAAGATATTGCAAAAGCACTTGGTTCTACTAAAGAAAGCGTATCAAGAGCTTTCAGAATATTAAAAGATTATGAAATCATAGCTAAAATAAACAATGAATGGAGATACAATCCATTTCTCTTTGGAGTAACCAACCAAAAAGATGAAGATTTAAGGGAAGCACAAAGAATATGGGAAAATGAAATTGGATGCTATATGTTTGATATAAAAACAGAAAAAATCATTTCAAAATATTCAAAAAAGATTGAAGAATGAAATATACGAGAGAGAATTACGAATACCTTTTATCTTTGATTGAGAAATATAATCTTTATTCTTACAAGGAGTTGGTTCTAAAATACAACGAACTAACTAATTCAAAAGAAACAATTGCTTCTATTAGAGGCATTATGAATTACTATGGTTTTTCCATGAAGGAACATAGAACAAATAAAGTCTTAGAGTTAAGAAGACTTGGTCTTTCAAATCAACAGATAGCTAAAATAGTAGGGTTAAATAAAGAAAGCGTATCAAGAATAGGAGCTTTGTATGATTTTAAAAAAGTTAAAAGAAGAAAGAAAGATTTTTGGAAAGACAAAAGTTTTAGAACCAAATTGATTAGGTTAATCATAGGAAACAATTATAACCTTTCTAAGGTAGCTATGAAGATGAGAATGAGATTTTCTGATTTGGTTGAAGTTTTAAAATATCATGGCATCTATGAATTATGGAGAGCCAATGCAAAAATTAGGGATGGTTCAAAAACGAAAAAATGCATTGAATATTTTAGAACTTATCCTAACGCTACCGTATCTAAAGTAGCAAAGATAGTAGGATGTGATTATAAAGTTGCATATAGAGCAAAAAAGAGACTTGAAAAGGAGTTTGATTATGAAAGAGAAACAGTATAGTAAAATAATTATTGATGCTTCCAAGTGTTTTAAGCAGCACAAAACATACGATGGAATGATAAAGTGCTTAAAAGAAAAAGGATATAAAGAACCAGAAAATAGACTTACTGGTTTAAGCCTTGATGAAATAGGTTATATCATGGGAGTAACAAGAGAGAGAGTAAGACAAATAGAAAATTCGGCTTTAAGAAAAATAAGAGCATATAGCATACTTAACAAAAAACTCTTTGATTTTATTTAGTATAAACTCCTATAACTTCAGTTGGTTCTTGGTTCTGTATAGCTTTATAAATCAGGATATATTCTTTTGGAAGAATCATTTGCTCTACCTCTTTTAGAATATGTCCATGCATTATTTGATTATAAACTGACAACTTAAATGTTAGTGGGTCCATTAATGTTCTATGTAAGAACCAACTGTCTATCCTTATTCCATTTTTAGAGTAGTCGTCATTTTTATCATCAGCCAACATAAAGTATAAACCAATTATCATACCCATAGTTAGTGGCTTTTCTTTTATTGTTTTTAAAACTCCTCCTTGCATTCTAAGCATAAACACAAGGAAAGGAATACCGCTATTTTCAATATCTTTTATCCAACCTATTGGTTCTTTTTTAAAGTCAACAAATAGATTGTTTATCATTTCTATAGCTTTTTCTTTTCCATAATTTACTTTTAAGTATTTGTATGCCGATGCTCTTGTAAATAAGTCTATGTTTGAATAGTAATTGATTAGATATTGCCCTATTATAGTTTCTTTATCCAAAAGACCAGTTTTAATCAATTTTAGTATTTTGTCAGCATTATTGGTTCCATATTTTTTGTCTATAGCCTTTAAGCCCTGATATAAAGCTCTCTCATCTTTAGTCGAACCAAACAGAATTTCAATATCGGATGATAGATTTCCTATTTTACCATCATAAAAAATCTCAGCAAATACATTACTTTTTTTAATCGTTCTTAAATATTCCCTTGCTTTGTTGTATCCTTGTTTGTAAAGGATTTCATTGAATTTGTCTTCAAATTTTCTCCATTCTTTCCATTCCTTTAGTGTTTGCATTATTAATTTTGGAACATATTTAGGGTTAACTCCAAGAGAAACTAATCCTGTTATTCCACTAAATATAGCTGAAGTAAAAGCCGTTGCACTTTTATATGTTGTATTACCTTTTAATCTTTTTATTAGTGATGTGTAAATTTGATAAATAGTATTTAATTTTTCATCTTTAAATTCAAAATGTTTATATAAGAGCATGTTTTTATATGTCTTATCAACATAGAATTCTACTTTAATGTCTTTCTTTTTAGATAATCGTAAATCATTTATTTCATCTTTAAAAATAGATTTCAATAATGCTTGTTGTTCTTTTGTAGCTTTAACAAAACCTTTTTTCTTTTCTAATGACACTATATCTTTTAAAGATTCTTTATATGCCTTATTTTTAATGAGTTTTTTAAACATTGCTTTATCTATTACAGAACCAAGCATCTGATGCAATGTCTCCGTTGGTTCTGATTCAAAATATATTTCTTTAAAATGTTCTTTTTTAGGGATATATATAATTTCTACAGTGTTTTTATCTTTATGTATAGTAACTAAGTGGTCTTTGTTCTTTTTGTATAAATCGCTTTGTAAGAATTCTTCGTATTCTTTAGAATTAACATTAAATATTTTATTTAAACCAGTTCTTTTGTTAAAAGACTTACTTATTGTCAATTGAGAAACAAATTCTTCTTCATTATGTGGTACTACAAAGAGTCCTTCTGTAATTTCTTTAAAACCTTTACTTTTTAATTCTGTTCTTTCTTTTTCAGTAAATGCAAATTTTAACCTATTTAAACCTTTGATTATATATGGTTCATATCCTAAGATTAATGTTTTAGCGTTTAAAACTTCAGATAAAAATTCATCATGATAATTTAAAAATCTTTTTAATGAGTCTTTGTTAATCTTGTCTAATAGTTCATTCTTTTCAATAATGTATCTTGCTCTAAACAAGGTAAAATCTTCAAAACTTAGTCCTATTTTTCGTTGGTTCTTTTTGAAAGTCTCATAAGAGAATATTTTTTCACTTGCTTTTTCTCCATCTGTATATCTAAATTCTACTGATGCTTTAATTAGTCGTTTTTGCGTTTCATTTAATTTTGAAAGATTGTATTTACCAGATTTAATAAGATTAATCAATTCTTCGGTTGTTATATCTTTGCCTTTTAAATCTTTGATAATTGTTTTAAGTTGCAATAATCCACTTTTAATTATTGTTCTTAATTCATCTCTTGAATAATCTTTCTCTAATTCTTTAATTAATTTAGAACCAGCGGACTTGAATAAGTTTGTTCCATTTAAGAATCTTTCTTTTAGTTCTTGTAGTCTTTTTACTGATTCTTTTGGTTCTAAAATGTTAGCTTCAAACAGGATTTCTTTTATTGCGGTTGGCATATCCTTTTCAAGGTAATCTTTTGCTTTTTTGTATAGTTCTGTGTCTTTTATTTCATTATATAGCGTATTTAGCACTTTTTCTTTAAAACTTTTTTCTATTGCCTCTACTCTACTCCATAATGTTTGTGAACCAAAGAGTATGTCTTTTAGGTCTTTGTTTACATAAATGAACCCTAAGAGCATTGTATATAGATTTTTTAAAGTTTCTTTTTCCTCTTTTTTTAGTCTTTTTCTTTTGACAAAGAGATTTAAGAAGTCTTCAAATTCTTTTCTTAAATTCCATCTTTCTTTTAATTCAGGAAAATCTTTTAACATTTTATTCATCAGAATGTTTGCATATTTAACTACTTTTTCTTCAGGAAGGTCTGAATTGATATTGTGTATTGTTTCATGTATTAAAGCCAATAAATGCAAGTCTTCAGAACCACCAGCCACTTCAGTTAGTTTTCTCATATCGGTAGTTCCATATTTATTGATGTTGTTTTTTAAGTTTTCATATGCTATTGATTCATTGTATTTAATCTTTTTCCATCGAGGTTCTTTAAAGAAGGAAATTGCAGAAGGTATTTTATAATATGCCTCTTTTAATTTTTTTCTAACATTTTCCGTATAAACTGTTTTTAAGTCATATCTCTTGTTTATGTATTCATAATCTGTTTCTTTTAACTTATTGACTAATTCATTAAATTCTTCTTTTTTTCTTTCTCTTTCTTTTTGTTTTTGCTTTTTAATTAATTCTTCTTTTTCTTTTTGTAATTTCTCTCTTATAGATTTTGCTTTTTCTGAAGTTTTTTTATTTAACCCTCTTGAAATCGTTATCACTTTTTTGTCGACAATAGGTTCTTTTTTCACTTTGTGATTATTGTATTTTGCAAAAATACTATAAAGTTTGTCTAAGTTGATAGTTTTCTCGGTTGGTTCCATTATCTCTAATAGAGAAATATTACCTTTTCTTAAATCGTTTGCTAATTTTTTATATGACTCTTTAAGAGTCTCTAAAGAACCAATACTAGTCCTTTTTTTAAGCTCTTCTTTTTGTTTTTTCAGTTTTTCATCTTTAAATAATTTAACCATTTCTTTATAAAGAGATGTAAGTCTGTTTTTTATAAACTTTTCTACTCTTTCTTTATATTTTCTTCTGTTGTAAAAGACTCTATTTTCAAGCGTATTGGCAATCTTAGACTCTTTTCTTCCAAGTTTAGATAACAATATCTCATCTTTTAATGCTTGTTGTGGCTTTAATGTGTCAATATCTTTCTCTAATCTTGAAACATTTAATCTGTCTATTACTACTTCGCCCGTCGGTTCTACTTTAAAATAAGCAAATTCAGTAGGTTTTTCTTTAAACTCATCTTTTATTTTGTTTAGATGCTTTTGTATTCCTAATTTTACTATTTCATCTATTTTTTCTTTTTCTTTTTTAAGAATATCTTCAATTTGATTATTTGTTAGTTTTTTGTTTTTTCTTTTTAATTCTTCTTTATAGAACTCAGTTATTCTATGTCTTATTTTGTCTTTTAAAGTAAAGCCAAGCTCATCTTTATCGTTAAAAATAAAAGCATTTAACTTTTTAACAAAATCATTATAAATTTTGTTCTTATTTATTTTAGGATTTACTACATTCCCTTCTTCTCTCCCAAGAGATACTAATGTGGTTTTATCTTTTTCATCCATATAAGGAAAATCTTTGTTTAGCACTTGTTCTAATATATCGTTCTCAAACCTATCGGCTGGTTCTAATGAAGTTTTGCCTTCTAAAGTTGTTTTACTGTCTTTTTCAAATGCTCTCATTTTTTTATGAAGTTCATAAAAATGAAGAGCTTTTACTAATTTATCTTTATTTATATCAGGTTTTCCTTCAGTAAAGGCTTTTATTGTTTCATAAGCATCAATGATATCCTCATTAGATAGTTTTTTGTATTTGTTATAGAATTTATTGTTCTTAGCTTTTTCTTCATTTATTTGTAATTTACCATTTTGCATATCGATAATATCGTTTTTTAATTTCTCTATAGTTTTCTTGTCACTTTTAGTTGGTTCTTTTTTGTTAAGAATTCTGTTTACAAAAGAAAGAACATTTTTCCCTTCATATTGTTCGTTTGTTTTAATGGTTGAAATAATGTCATCCATTTTTTTAACTATAGTTTTTAAATTTGAATTTTTAGCTATCGTTAATTTTCCATTTTTATATTCCGTTTTAGAACCAAGTTCAAAATTAGGGACATTTGTATCAAGAATATCCTCTAATGTTTCTTTTATATACTTAGTATCTCCTGATTTTAATGCTTGTTTAAACTCTTTTGCTCTTATTTTTTTGTCATATTCAGTAAGTTCTGTTTTAATATATTTTGGATTTTCATTAACGAAATCAATCATGTCTTTTTGAGGTTTAGAATTTCTGTTTATATCGGTTATTAATCCTAATATTTTGTTTTTGTTTTTTTCTGTTGGCTCTTTAATATAAGTTTTTAATAAATCGTATAGTCCTTTTCCATCTTGCTTCGTGTATCCATATTGTTCGGCATTATCAGAATATTGTTTAAAAAGTTTTAATTTTTCTTTTGCTTTATCTATGTTTCCATCTTCTACATCTTTTATAATGTTTGATGAATAAGCAATAAACTCGTGTAAAAGTGCGGCTGTTGGTTCTATGTTTGAATTTTCAAATGTTTTATTATGAGTCCCCTCATGGTCTAATATGTCAATTAAATCATCAGGATTTTTGATTTTGTTAGGATTTATTGAAAGAATTATTTTGTTGCCATCTTTTATAATTTCTCCACTTGTAGGTTGGTTCTTATCTATTTTTATATCGTCAAAATATGTTTCATTGTTATGCATCAAAATATATTTTGCCTTCTCTAGAAACTTTTTAGGATTTTCTTTTAAATCTTTAAATAATTCTTCTTTAGAACCAACTTCATTAGGTAAATTGAACTTATTATAAATAGCTTTTTCGTTAGCATTAAAATCTATCATGTCTTTCGTTGGTTCTTGAAAAACGGATTCTCTTCTTTGTTTTACTTTTTCTTTTAAATCTTCAAAAATAGTCTTAGCTTTATTTGAAATATCTTCTTTGTTAAGTGAATTTAGTTTAGAACCAAGGGTTGAAATGGTTTGTTTAGGAATGTTTGGTTTTACTTTAACGACATCTTTAGCTACAAAAGGCAATGCTAAACCAGTCATTGTTAACTCATTTGCTAAGAAAGCATCTTTGTCAATTTTTACATCTTTTCCATCGTTTGTAGGCGTTAAAGAAATAGGAACGGCATTTAATGTAGAATCTACGGCTACAGTAGATAACCCTTTTAAAAGAGTAGATGATATTTTGTTTTTTAGTAAATAACTAATGCCAAGCGATGATGCTTTAAAAGTTGCTCCACCAAGAGCAAAATTTCCTAAGAATTCAGGAATTCCTGATGTTTCTTGTGATTGTATAATTTGATTGGCTTCTACTTGTTCTGGCGTTATTGTTTTTGTTAAAGATGAGCCAAGTGTATTAATTCCTGACGCAAATTGTGCAATGGGAACAAATGTTTTTTGAATAGTTGATAGTTCTGGTTTTGCGTTCTCAAAGTATGTTTCATTAACTTGTTGTTCTTTTTCTTTTGCAAGTTCAGATATGGCATTAAAGAAGGCGTTTTGAAGGGCGTTTTTGTTAGCCATTTGTGTCCTTTTTTATCTGTTTATATTGTTATGTTCTTTTTTTATCAAGAAATAAGTGAATAGCAATGCTTTACCAAGCGTTTTTCTATCAAAATGTTTAAATGTTTCCTCTTTTGCGTTTTTATAAGCCGTTACAGGGTCTAAATTTCCATATGTTAAATAATAAGCATATCTTTGTCTTAAGTAAGTTTGAACCTTTTTATATGCTGTATCTAAGTTGTCTCGTTTAAATAGTTGAACTATTTTTTGTTTTATTTCATTATATTTGTTTATATTTCCTTTTAACTCTTTATTTGAGAGAGTTTGTATTTCATTTAACTTAGGAACCGTTGTTTTTGTGTCAGGCGAATACTGTGTTATGAATAAAGCCGTTTTATTGTTAATAGTTGGCTCTTCGTAAGAAGAACCAGACAATGAGCTAAAGAAGACATCATTATATTGTTTTGCAAGTTTTTTCATTTCTTTTAACGATTCTTTTGATATAACTCCTTCTTTTACCAAGAAGTCATAATCTATATCATCAAGCCCAAAGTTTTTATTTATCATATTAGATATAGTTGCTTTTTTAGTTTTCTTAAACCATCTTGAAAGATTAAACAATCTTGCTTCTTTGTTGATATCGTTAGTTAATCCAACCATTAATGCTAAATTTGGATTCTCTCTAAGAACAGAGACTAATTCTTTTTTGTTAAAGACTCTTGTAAATTGATTACTTCCTCCAAACGCTATCTCATTATCAGAATATTCAGCATTTGTTGCTATTAGGGGAACAATTTTTGTTTTAACAGAAAAATCAACTTTTACACTATTGTCAGCCTCTTCTAAGGCTTTAGGATTAATAGCTCTTAATTGAGAACCAAGCTCTTGTGCGATTTTTGTGTTACCATTTAACAATGATTCTCTGTATGCACTTTTCAATGTTTCTACAATATATCCATATAGCTCAGGATTATTCTTTTTAGCATATAAAGCCAATGTAGACAAGTTAACATTATTTACCGTAGATACTTTATTCATTTTTGTTATTTTTTCTAAAGGATTTGAGTTATCCATGTATATGTTACTGATTGATTTAGAAATGTTTGAAAGCACCGTTGGTTCTATATTAAGTGCATTGTTTGATTTGTTTGATGTTTTATATGTTCCAAGTTTGTAATATCTATAAACGCTTAATGGAACTTGAGACAATTCTTGTCCAGTGTTTTTATTAAAAACCTTTCCTGTCTTGTAGTCTATAACGGCATTATGTTCTTTCATCCAATTGATAGCGTTCAATGCATCTATGTCTGATGGTTTTGGTTGTGTTTGTTTAGGAGGTTTATAGTTTATAATACTTGCTTCTATCGCTGTTGGTTCATATATAGAACCATTCTTATCATAGAGACGACCATCAATACCTACTTTAATACCTTTTTCTTGAAGAGACGATAAAATATTTTGTTTTTCTTTTATTGAGTCAGTAAGAGCATTCTGATAATCAATAGTTGCTTCTGTTTTTTGTTTGTTTAGTTCATATTGTTTTTCTTTCATTTTGTTCAAAAATTCATCTTGTTGAACAGTATGCATGAATTGTGCTACTTGTAACAATTCTTGTTGTTTTTTTGCTTCTTCTTGCTCCAATAAAGCATTCAACTTAAGAGCCAATGAAGCTGATGAGTTAAAAATATTTGCTACAGAATTTAACATATTAGATGTATTAGCCATTCCTCTGTTTGCTACAGAGCTACCTTGAACTAAGGTTTCCATATATGGATTTTGCATATTATTTCCTTTTAAGAATTCATGTAGGAATCAGTTAGTTTTTTTCTGACAGCTTGTATTCTGTCAAGCTCTTGTTTGGTTCTGTTCCATTGTTCTTTAGCCATTGCTAATTGGTCTTTCATTAAGCTATATTGCTTAAACCCTAACCATAAAGAACCAAGCGTTCCAAATGTTGTTATTCCCATGTTTAATGGCTTTAGATATTTATTTGTAAAACTGTTTTCTTGTATCACTTGGTTTTCATGTATTTTACTTAATAGTGAATACACAGGACTTTTTTGTTTAAGATAAAAATTTTCATTAAAAATTGAAGGAGCTTGTGAAGTTGGTAAAACTGATTCTTGTTGTTGTCTTGGTTTGAAATTACTATTTAAAAAAGGATTATTATCAAGGCTTATATCAAGTAGTGTATTGCTCATTTTCGTTTCCTTTTATATGGAAGATAAATTATCTAAATCATAGAACCAACAGGAGTAGTGGTTCTATTGTTTAGACAATTTTAACGAAGTATTTGTTTACAAATCTAACAGATGTATTTAAGTTCTCTTTTTCTTGCAATCTTGCAATCCTGTTAGCTTTTTCTTGGGTTATTCTTAATTGCTCCATTATAGCTCTTGGGTCTGTTTTGCTATTTACTCTTCTTGGCTCTTTTATTCTTTCAATAGCGGCTACATCTCTTGGTTCTACAACCACAGGGACATCAAATGGAATAATTTTTCCATTAACTTTAACGAAACCTTCTCTATCGGCGTTATCTGTAGCTGGTTTCACTATGATTCTTACTTTATCGCTTTTAGCTTTTGCCATGTTTTCTCCTTTTTTTTATTGTATTTAACTAAATCGTGAGAACCAACAAACGGTTCTCACTGTTTAGTTAAATGTCAAAATGGAATTTAACTAAACCAAGTCTTTCTGGGTAAATCGTTAAAGCTCCTAACCAAGATTTCCAACCAATAGTAGCTACCCTATTCAATGGGTCATCACCATTTTGTCCTAATCCTTTAACGATTACTTCAATTCTTTTTTTGCCTCTTAAAGGTATATTAGCCGTATGTTCTTTACCAAGGATTAAAAGATATCCAATGTTCTTAGTGCTACCACTTGCGTCAGTTTCTTGTTCTATGAGCATATTTTCGTTTTCAATGATTCTTACATCTTTAATCATACCAATTTCGCCATCTAATGGTTTCACTGTTCCAGTTGCATATTTTTCAAGTGGAATAAAATCAGGATTATCTCTTAAAGCATCTCCTGCAAGTGTGTTAACTATACCAATGTATCTTGCCCATACAGGAACTGTTCCATAATCAGGACTTGAAGACAAGATAGAGTTTACATATTTAGCACCAGATAATCTTAATTGCAAAGATATTTTTCTGATTGCTTTAGACATAGAACCACTTGTTGCGTTGTCTTCTGGTTCTGAATTTCCTGTAATATCTTCAAGATGTCCAGCAGAGTTAATCATAATATCTCTGTAAAATCCGTCTATAATGAGAGACGCTACATCGCTATATTGTCTAACATTTTCCGCAATTGTATACATGTCGTGGAATGTTTTTATTTCTTCGGTTACAGTCATGAATGCACCAATAGGGAATATGTCAGTAGATTGTTCTACAACTTTCATATCGCCTTTTTCTGTTCCTGAGCTACCTTCTGGTAAGATAAAATCTTTATAAGCATCTTTGTTTACTAATGTAGCTATTCCTTCACCATTAGCTACATCATTTCCAGTGTAATTTTCATAAATTGAGTTGGCAATCATTAAGTCTTTCATTGGAACCCATTTTCTAAATGTGATTTTGGTTCCATTGTTCTGTGGTAGAGCTTTTTGGATTGTTGCGAATTTATCAAAGATTGTTTTTTGAGCTACCTCAGTAGTCATTAATTTGTCAACATATGCTTGTTGAGCCGCACCTAATCCTGAACCTTGTTTACCATAAGTAAGTGTTGCCATAATTTACCTCCTTTATCCGAATATTTCTTTTTCTAATTCTTCAAGAGATTTGTTATTCCAAATCTCATCGTAAGTTTCTTCAATTGTTTTTGTTCTTTTTCTTTGTTTCTGTGGTCTTTTAGGCTTAACCACAGAGCTTGGTTCTTTTGGTTGGTTCTCAATTGAACCAATATTTTGTGCCGCATATTGATACGCTTGTAGCCAACTTAATGCTGGATTTAGAGCTTTAATTTTAATAGCTTCTGGCAAAACCTGTTCAAATTCTCCTGTTTGGACAGAACCAACGAATGCAGGGAAAACATCAGGTTTGTATAGTTCAACCTTAAATGTATCATCTATCATGTTCCATATTTTTGATACTTTTCCAGCTAATTCAGGGTCTCTATGAGCTAAATCCGAATAGAACTCTTTAATTGGGTCTTCTTCTTGAACTACGGGTCTATAATCATTATCTATTTGTTCATCGTCAAAAAATAAATCGTCATCAGTATTTAGTTCAATACCAAACTTTTTAGCAAGATATTTGATAGCTTCTGTTTTACCATTTTTAGCGTCAGCTAATGCTTTAACATCTTCAGGCGTAATACCAGATTCTTCAATGATTGAAGCTATAGTTCTTAGAGGCTTAATTTTATTCATTTTAAATGAATAATCTAAGCCTTTTTGCATAAGTTCAATAGCTTCATCTTCACTTCTTACCCATATTTCTTTACCTCTATACTTTAGAGGCTTCGTTATAATGATTCCTTGTTGTTCTTTATTGTCTTTTTCTTCTGGTTCTTTAGAACCAACTGTAGATAGTTCATCTTCTTTATTATCGTCTTCTTCAAAAGAAGATTGTGTTTCAATTTCTATTTGTTTTGTTGGTTCTTCAGAAAAATTAGCTAAGTCTATTTCGTTTAAATCTTTATCCCAAACATCATCATATTCATCTCTTTCTTCTGTTTGATGAAAGTTATTAGTTTGTTCTGTTTCAGTATTACTATCCTCTGTTTGAGGATTTTCGTTTTCAATATTTTGTTCTGTTGGTTCTTCTAAATGATTTTCACTAGAACTAATAGTTTCGTTAGCGTCCAGCTCCGTATTTGGAGCAGGAGTAGCTAAAGTGTTTGTGTCTACCATATCAATACTCCTTTTTTTTATTATTGTTCTTCTTCGCTAATTGTAGCAGAATTTATAAGTTCATCAAAATAAGCTCTTAAATTTTGTCTTGCTTTCAGTTTGTCAATAACAACCTTATTATCTAAATCTTCGTTAAAAACGATATCTTTTATGTCAGAGCCAAGATACTTATCAATAATTATTTCTTTAAAATCTTCGTTCTCTAAGAGTCTAAAGATTGTTTCTTTTTTCATTTATGTTCCTTTTTCTTGTGGAATTTTATTAATCATCCTCTTCCTCTTTTATTTTTTTTAATACCTCGGCATACTTGTTAGCTAAATCGGCATCAATGCTAAGAGCTTCTTTTTGAGCTTTAACCTCAGTTTGTTTTGCTCTTGCTATTGCGTTTTGAGCCAATGCTTCAGCTTTTTTAGCTTCAGCCATTTCTTTAGCTAATTGAACTTGTGTAGCTTGTTGAACCATTGGGTCAGGGTTAGGTTGATAATTTAATATTTCATCGGCTAAGTCAGGATATTCAAGAAGCTCTGTTAGTTTTGCTAAAAGTTTTTGGATTACATCTGGCGGACATGCTCCTACCTGAACCAAAGGAGCGGCTTGTTGCATGAGCATATTGATTTGGTTAATTTTAATAGCCTTTAATCCATCAGTTCCAACTCTGAATTTAATGTCATATTTGCTATCGTTTCTATTAAACATGTCTTCTACTTCTTTAGCAATAAGAAGCATCGCTTTTTGTTTAACATCTTCAGGTAATTCGTCAATTCCAAATTCTTTAGCTAATTTCATTGTTTCTTTGGCTTTAAGTTCAGGAATGTTTATCCCCGTTATCTTTTCCATTTCTTCATCAGATAAGTATTTCATTGCCATTTGTAACCATTTACAAAACATTCTTCTTAAACCATCTTGTAAGTTTACTGTAAACATTAATAGCCTTACCTGAGCTTGGTTCATCATTGATTGAAAATTAGATGCGGGAGAATTAAGTTCTTTACCAGAAATCCCAGCCATCGTTTTATTTACACCAGTTAATCCTTCAGCTTGAGTTTCAACAATTTGTAACATATTATAAACGCTTGAAGGTAATTCATTAAAATGACCATCAACAACAACTTGATTTAAAGGAACTCCAGTAGCATTAACTTCTACAACTGGATGTCCACTTATAAGCCTTTTATAGTTAATAGGGTCTAATGCTCCTTTTCTAACAAATTTGGTTCCATTATTTGACATAGACATATTGTCTATTACCCCTCTAATAATTGAGGTCATAAATTTTTGTTCATCGGCAATAAGCTCAGCCAACGAATCTCCCCAAATAGAAAACTCTTTATTAAAAAGAGGAACTTCTATAAAAGGATACCAATCAAAATCATAATCTTTAGAACCAATGATTTCTACTTCAGATGATGATGTATAAAGAAAGAATTTAATTTTAATTTTTCCATTCTCTCTATACCAAAACTCATACACATATGTTTTGTCTTGACTTTTATCTGTATTGTTTTCAACTCCTAACCTCCATAGTTCTCTGTTGTGTAAATCATCTCCAATTTCAGAACCAATAGAAGCATTTAGATTGTTAAAAAACTTCTCCACAATATCTTTATCATAGATAGGATTTGACAGTAAGTCTTCTTTGGTAGTAGGATATCTTACTATAATGTATCTACATTCCCCTATACTATAGGCTGTTGGGTCTGTGAAGATATCTTCGTTCGGAATAATTTGAGCATGTGGTCTATTTTTAATAACCTTCTCAAAAGTTATTTTATATTTACCATCTTCAAGCTCTGTTACTTTTGCTCCTTTTTGAGCAAATCTATCAAGAACGCTTGGGTCTTGAACGGAAACCGTTTGTTCGTTTTTAATCACTTCTTTATCCCAAGAAACATATATAAACGCTGTTCCTTCCTTCACTTTAACATCTGTTAGAGTATTGATAAATTTAACTTTATTAAATTCTTTATCCCAAAAATAGTTCAAGAGTTTTTCGTCTATTTTAGCTTTAATGACATCGTTCTTGGTTCTTGGTTCTAAGAAAACTATTCTTGCAGAAGAAAGAAATGGTTTAGCCAGGTTAGCAGATAATGTTTTTCCTTGCTTTTTTATGAGTTTCCACACAATAGTGCTTCTACCTTCTACTTCGTTCCCTAAAGGTTTTCCATCATATAAATCTAACCATTCTTGTATTTTTCTGTTTATTTCTCCTTTAAACTCTGATGCTTCTTGAAAGAATGCTTGTATTTGTTCTTTATCCATATTGTTCCTTTATATGAGATTTTTATCATTTATTGTTGGCTCATTTATCGTATTGTAATATAAGTCGTTGTAATTGTATAATAAACTGTATTGTAAGTCATAATAAGAACCAACTTGCTCCATAGGAACGAATATGCTTTGGTTCTTAATTTGTTGGATAGCTTTTATCAATCGTCTTTCTTTTTCTAAATATTCTTTTATTTGGGAATAAATATCTTCAGCTTTACTTTTGAAGTAATATTCACCTAATTTAGCAGATATGTTAGCTACATCAACTATTGTTATGCTTTTATCAAATAGTTTTCCATCAACTGAACCAATCGCTAATGAAGTAGCAATAATGATAGCTTGTTTTAGCTCAGGGGATATATTGGTTGATGCTATTATTTCTGAGGCTACTGTTAGCGATATAGCTAATGCTGGATTACCACTTAGGAAAGTAGCGGCCACCATTAGAGCAAAATGAAAAAATCCTGACTCATGCCATTTTGTATGAACTACATCATGGCTATAAGCTACGGCTACAAGACATTCTTTTATAAATTGATATCGTTCTTTGACTGTTAGCATATCGACTAAATTTAAAGGTATGAAATAAAAAAACTCTCTGTCTCCTTCTTCATATCTTATGTATTCCCCATCTGATGTGCTAATAGCTAAAAAGTATTCTTCCGTTGGTTCTTCGAGATTATTTTTTCTTTTGTATCCAAAATAATACATAAATGTATTGCCGCCTATTTTAATGGAAACCTTATTATATCTATTATAGATGCCTTCTAAATACCTTGAGAAAAAGTGATATTTTTTGTTTTTAGTGGCATATGTAATAAAAAAAGTCTTTAGAGTATCTTTGTATAAGCTGTCTTCAATGTCTTTATATTTGATACCTAAATTTGATAATGCTACATGCATTTTGTTTGTTTCGTTAATAATACGACCATTGTCTTTTAATACTATACCAAGAACTTCTGTAGTCGTAGCTTCTCTTGTTATATCATCAAATCCTATCCATTCTTTTGTATTTCCTTGTTCATCAGTATATTTAATGTATATTGTAGCTCTTTCGTCTTCTTCATATGGTATCTGTAAAGTTACATCATCAGGATTTAGAGAATTGTAATATTTATTTTTTTTAGATGAACAATATATGTATTCTCCATTATTTATTCCTTGTAAATCATGTCCCATAGCTGGAACTTCACTTGGTTCTTGTCCCATATAGATTTTCATTATGTAATATTTCATTCCATCTTTTCTAATAGATGGCATTTTTATTTTGATTTCGTTTCCATCTACATGAATGGTAAAAATCTCAATATCAGTTGTATCTATTGATAAATCAGACCTGTCTTTTAATTGTTCTATAACATTTAAGTGATTATATGGAATAAAGCACCATGTAACAAGTTTCACTATTGAACTATCTATTCTGTTTTTAATAAAGTTAAAAACGGCTTTATCTGTTAATATCTCTTTTGTCATAAGGACTTTCGTTGTAAAACCTAATCTTTCAAAAATCGTTAAATTAACTGGTCTTTGAGAATTTTTTAATAGCCCCTTAAATATATTTGTTCCTTTTTTACTAAAAACAGAGAATTGGACAAGATTTTTTCTGTATAAATCAACATTTTGATTGCAAATATTTATCATTTGAAGACTGTAAATATCATGAGATTTGCTACCCATTTAAAAAGTCCTCTAAAACATACTTTGTATATGTGTTGTAATAGCCTATAGGTTTAAAACCTATTAATCTATTCAATTTATGAGCTTCCTTATAAAAATTTGCCGTATTCACAAAAATAGAACCAACCTTCTCTATCGTTTCTTTCGCTAATTGTTTTATGTCTTTCACAAACTGTAGAGCATTGGTTCTTGTTAAATTTTGAGTAACATAAAATACTATATGCCCATCTCTTTGAAGTATTATAGGAACCAATGGTTCATTAGTTCTATCATCATAAACAATAAAGTATTTGTTGTATTTTCCATATTTTGAATTTATTGATTTAAGATAGCACTCTTTTACATTACTACATCCATAAAGCATTGCTTCCATACTGTCTTTATGCTTGAACTTAACAGAGTCAATAATAGCTTTAAATTCTTTTTCAGATACTTTTTTATACATTAAACCTTCCTGTTTGTAACATATTAAGCACTATACGACTCCAAATTCTTTTTTGAAGTTGTTATATAGTTTAGAAACTTCATCATTTGAAACTATTGAAGGTTTGGCTGTTAACATTCCTGAACTAAACATAATACTCCAAGCATTCATTTGAGAATCGAACATTTTAAACTTAAAGTTGTCATCAAAACCTTGTCTTTGTCTTTCGTATAATTTTGTTTGTTCTTCATTTAAAGGAGCTTGAAAAGCTAATTGTAAACATGTGTTCATTAAAGTTGAATACACATTAGCATAGTCAGTCCCTTTTAATCTACCTTTGTTGAATTGCTCATCTAAATCGGCTTTTACCTTAGCCGTAAGTTCATCGTATACAGCTTTTACTTGTTCTATATCATAAGCCATCATTTTTCCTTTAATAGTTTTGTTTTTTCTTTAGAGCCAAGGGAGCTTCCGTAGAAAAAAGTAATAATTCCACTTATTATTGTTCCCATTAAAAACCCTATTATCGTGTCAACATAGCGTTGGTTCTGTTGAGGTATGTCATACATCATAGCCATAAAAATAAAAACTCCTGAGACTATAGACCAAAAGAAAGCAAATAGATATATAAAGTTCTTAGCGAACCAACCATCTTGCGTTAGAGCTACTTCTTGCATATGTCTTGCATTTGCTTTATCTTGAGCATAAATCTCTAACTGTTTAAGTATAAAATCTCTTTCTTTTTCCTGAAATTCCTTAAGAGCTTGAATGTCTTGCTCGGTTGGTTCTTTTTTAGAAAAATCAATTCCTGTCTTTTCTTTAATAACATCAATAGCCTTATCTTTACCAGCATCTATAAACTTACTAACAAGTTCTAATCCTGCTGAAGCTAACATTTCCACTAATGGCATCATTTGTAATCCTTTCTGTATTTTATTTTGTGATATAAAACCACTGCACTAACCATTAACCATCTTTGCCATTTAGGGATAACAATCTCTCTTAAGCATTCTTCAAACAATTTGTCTGCTTCTTTATATCTTTCTAAATCGCAAAGATAGTCATGAATAATTGCACATGGAAGATAATCTGTTCTGTTTGGAGGAAAAAGAGACCAAAAGATTCGAGGAACGGAAGCTCCATCAGTATGAAATCCTTTAGGAACCAATACATGCTTATTCTTCACTGGTTCTAATAATTTAAACTTGTGATTTCTTAATGGTTGCAATTTAAAGTCTGAGTATCTTAGTTTTTCCATTTAATAGCCTCTACTTCTTCAATAGTTGTTGCATTATTTACTTTTGCTCTTAAATCGTTATATTTTACATAAATTTTTGTCTGTTCTTGTCCAGCAAGAACCAATGCTTCAGAGAATTTAGGTTTAGTTAATTGAACAGTATTGTTGTTAGCATCTATCCAATCTAATGTAGTTGTATCATCAGGTAATGCTTGTATAGCCCTACTCATTCTTGTTTGAGCCAATTCATTTCCATCAAGCCGTTCACCTGTTTCTAATGTTACAATTATTTCATTGACAAATTTATCTCTTGTTTGCTTGAGGTAATTTATTTTGTTTTTCTTAGCATCATTCAATCTTTCTTCTTTAGTTCTAAAATCTTTATAACTTAAAGTCTTGTTTTTGGCATCTACATAATTGTAACCATTGTCAATAGCTTCTTGCCATTGTTCTTCTGTTATTTGGATGTTTGGCTTTGGTATTACTTGGTGAATTACATCGTCGTAATATCCTATTAATTTTCCTGTTTCTTTATCATAATGTACGTATTTCATTATTTATCTCCTTTTAACATCCTATTGCTAACACTGCAAAATCTAAATTGCCATCTATATTATCATCCCTATCAACAGTGAAACCCGTGCGTGTCATTTCTTTAACCCCGTAAGCCATACCTATTTCAGCAGTTCCTGAATTTCTTATATTTGTTATAAACACCTTAAAACATTCATTTGGAAAAGCTAAGGCAAAGGTAAAATTTTCATCAGTATCTGATGTTGATGTAAAAGTTTGCCACTGAATAATCAAACCATTAGGTAGTTTTGTATAACCATTTGTATTTTTAGAACAAGTAAAATCAGCAGGTAGTCCTCTTAATAAGTCAGCATCAAGCCCTGAACCAACACCATCTATCTTTTTTATCGCCTCCAACAATGAATCGCCCCCATTTATCATCTGCGAAGCATTCCAAGTCTTACTCATATCGTTCCCCTTCCCAAGTTATTAATTTAACCTCTTTAATAGAGGTAGCATTCTTAACCTGTTGTTTTAACTGATTAGCTTTCTCTAATATAGCTATTTTAATATTCTTACCATCTTTTAAGACTTGAGCTAATTGCTCAGGAGTATGTTCTTTATACTCCCATGTTTTTCCATTGTCTGGAGAACATTTGAAAGGTTGATTTTCGTTTGTTAGTTGAGCAGTTTGAACTACACTTAAAAGATTAAGTTGGTCTGTTGGTTCTGATTGATACAAATGAGAAGAACCAAGTGCATTAGAAATAAATCCTGATACGATTTTTTCTTGTGCTATTTTATTTATTTCATGTATTTTTTCTTGTTTTATTTTTTTTAAAACTTTGTTTTCATTTAAAATAAAATTACCATCCATAAACTTATAATTTGTTGGTTCTTCTGGGACATGTCCTTTGAACTCAACAACTTCTGTATTTTCGATTACTATTGAAGATTTTTCTGCTACACATTTTATTTCTTTTGTTGTCTTATCTATATATATAAACATAATCGTTCCTCCTATCTCCAAGCTAATACTCTTACTGAAACCCGATTAGTTGGGGCTTCGTCTGTGCTTCCATTATATCTTACTGCAAAATTTCCTCCAAGTCTATATTTATCTCCACTATAAACTGATATATGAGTGTCGGTAATTCTTGAAATTGACATTCCATAATAACCATTATTATCGCTGTATATAATATATTGTGTTGTTGTTATTCTAATAGAGCCAGTTTGGTTGTTCCTAATTAAAAGCCTTATATCATTAGGAGCACTCCCTAAGTTATGTGTTAACATAATTGCAGTATTGCTATCTGGGGCAGAAAACCAGCCACTATCAAAATCTGGTTCCCTATAAAGGGGGGTTTTGCCTCTAACCAAATCAGCATCTAACCCACTTCCTTCTCCATCAACATTTTTGATTTTATTTAAAACATCTATATCTCTATATTCATTTTTATTAACAAAAGTGTCATTAGCTTCAGCTTTTGTATAGCAATCAGCTAATACAAAAGAACCAAAAAATATTCCTAATATCTCATCACCATTGGATGGAGGAGAGTTAAATTTTATGTTCTGCCCATCTGATAAATCCACATCTTGCGTAACATTAACTCCATTAACAAACACTTCAGCATAATTAGAATCATATCCGTCTGTTACACTAAATACAGTAGTAGAACCATCTCCAATCCATGTTTGTTTTTTTACTATTCCATTTACAGCCGATGAAGCTAATTGCCAAGTAGTTCCATCAAACACTTTCATCTTATTAATTGTAGTATTAAAATATAAATCTCCTACTTGAAGAGGACTCCCATCATTTCTCTTTGTTGGGTCTTCAGGTTTAGCTCCCTGATATGTTTTTGCATAAGTGTTAACATTTTCAATTGATTTTGCTGTTATATTGACATTGTTAATGTTTGTAGATACAGTATCTACTTTAGATATGTTTGTGGCAACTACATCGATATTGTCAGTATCGTTAGCTACTTTGTCAATGTTTGCCAAATCTTTAGCTACACTATTTACATTACCAATATTAAGACTAACAGTTTCTACATTGGAAATACTATTAGCAACAGTGTTAATATTATCCTTATTGTTTGCAACAGCATCAACATTATCTATATTCTTAGCTACAGTGTTTACATTAACAATAGAACCAGCAGTTGTGTTGATATCAGTTATGTTGTCAGCAACGCTTTTTATGTCTTCTATATTAGAACCAACCGTCTTAACCTTGTTATCTGATAGCAAGCTAGAAAGAATTTCATTTGTAGAGGAAATTTTCTTGTCTATATATGTTTTGAGATAATCAAACATTTGTTGTATCGTCATAGCCAAGCCTTTTTGTGTAATTTTGAATTATAATAAGGGTATTTGCTCATTAAAATATTAAGCTCATTATTCCACTTTTGAAAATCGGAAACTATTGGTTGTAAATTCTGAGCATTTGTATAGTTAGAAGATAGATAGTATTTTACTCCAGCTATCAAGGCAGGTTTAATTATCTCTTCAATGTCAGGAGCAATCAATGTTACATCAGGGACATATGAACCAATAGCATACGCTTTTATTGGCTCCTTATAAGAGGGACCTTTGTATTCAAATAGCAAATCATTCACTGGTTCAAATAAGTCAAATATAGTTTTGCCGTTTTCATTAACTATATCGGTTACATCAATTAATTGACTATTTTCTGAAACAGGTTCTGTGGTTTTAATTACCTGTATATCTAATGCTTTTTTGTTATCAATGGCTTCAAGTAAATCATTTAGCGTTGGTTCTATTATATCTAATGTCATCAAATCTCTCTTTTCCGAAAGGTTTATTCTATAAATAGAACCAAAGTCGTAAACTCTTATTCCATCAAATATTTCAAAACCTATAATAGTCTTAAATATTCTTGTTTTGAAAGCTATTTCCCTAATTACATCATTTAATATTGTAGCTAAGTCCGTATCTTCTACTCCATAGTCTCTTACATATATTTTGTATTTGCTTATATCTATTCCCACTGTTTACCTTTATCGGTTTTGTGAATTATAACACAAAAATTAAATTCAAAACAAGTATGGATTTTTATATTCTTCATCAGTTACATCTCCAATGTTTGAAGAAGTTATTGGTTCCGTATAAATTACATCAATAAGCGTCAATTGTGCTATTGAGTCTAACAAATCGTCATGTTTAGCTAATATAGCGTCATTAGTAACCAAGCTCATTTCATGCTTTAATTCATCAACAAATTCTTTCATATGCGTCTTAGGAAGCCACAATCTTCCCATTTCAACAATTGGTTGCAATGCCTTAAAAACGGCAAGTTTTGCTTTGGTTCTACTAACCATTTGAAGGTTAAAGAATTTTCCTCTCTTAACCATTTCGTTCTGAATAAATGTTTTCATAGACAACTGAAAGGCTACTTTTTCAAGAACCACAGCATATGGATTCCATCTTGTCACAAAAGTAAAGATTTTGTCTATAGTTTCATCAGGTTTAATTCTTCCAAAAAATCCATCTACTAAGAACCAATTGTTGTTTTCATCAACTCCTATTACTGATATAGCGGTATAGTCAGCATATGATTTTTCGGATACGGCTAAATCAACTGACACATAATAAGTTAATGACTCAAGTTTATCTTTCATATCGTTAATATCATAGTAATTAATATTTTCCATGTTAAATAATAAATCATCTTTAGGTGTAACTTGAAGCATATATTCTTGATAAAAAGATGTCTCTTTTCCTTGGTCCTTTAAATCTTCGTAAATCTCTCTAACATAATCAGGAGTGAATCTATCAGACCATGAAGTTACTAATTTATTCCAATCTTCTGGCGGAAAATCTTCAGCAACTGGCAATACTATTGCTTTCCAGCTTTTACTTCTTACTAAATCCAATAACAAGCAATCTTCATGTATAGGAGTTCCAATGAAAATAAACTCATACTTGTTAGGATTTATAGACGGTCTAACCACATTATTAAACCAATTTTTCAATTTGGTTCTTGACTCTTTTGTAGAATGTTTTTCATCGTTTTCTATATCGTCAAGGATAACTATATTAGGACGCTTATTTGCTATGTTGGTTCCTCTTAAACTTTGTCCTGAACCACGACCTTTAAGATAGAACATCTTTTTAAGCTCTTTATGCCAAATATATAAAGTAGGGTCATCTCCTAATCTTTTTTTTCTAATCTCAAGAATTTTGCTTAATTCACTTTGTTCAATTAGAGCCAGTAAAGTTTCAAAAGTAGATTCAACCATAGATACACTGTCTTGAATAATAAGAATATAATCAAATTCTCCAAAATTAGGCTTTTTCCCAAGTGAGAGCCAACGAAGAATGTTATATTTCGTGAGAGCAGATTTCCCTAATCCTCTATGGCACATAACTACTTTATGCTTATCTTTTGACAGCAAGTGGTCAACTAACTGAAAATGTGCTTCAGCACTTTTATTTTCTTCCTTAAAAAATGTATTAAACCATATAAAGAATTTCAATGTCTCTTTATGCTTAGGAATATATGGTTCATCATATCTTTTTCTCTCTACTATCATTAAAGTTCCTTAAGAGTATTTGCAAGTCTAGCTCTTTTTCTTGTAAGAGAATTTTTGCTTTTAAGCCCAAGATTAATACATGCTAAGGTAACCTTTTTAAAACCTTTTCTTTTGCAAGAAGAGGTAAAAGCTCCTTTTTTCTTAATAGCTTTTTGTATCCATTTTTCTTTTTTGTGTTCCATATCAATCCTTTAATTCAAAATGCCCTATGTCATAACCAGAACCAATGTTAAATGTTAACCCCCAAGTAATAGGAACGTTTCGTAATCTTGAAGCCCTAAGAATAGCTCTACCAACTTCTAACCACATCCATCCATTTTCTTTTGTGTAGTCAAATATTCCTTTTTTGTTCCTTCCGTCCCAAATATAAACATCAACCGCATGACCATATCCATCTTCTTGTATCTGATGCTTTGATTTCTTTTTATATCCATCAATCTCGCTTAATCCATTTATATATTTCTGATATTGTTCTTCAGCGGTTCTTACGCCAGAAGCTATCCCAAAATCTACCTTGCTAATCTTAATTGCGTCTTCAAGAACCAACCGTAATGAAGGATGAACTCCCTCAAGTCTTTTAAGGGATGTTTTGCCAAATGAAAAGCTCATTTGTTGCTCCTTATGATAAGGTTAAATACACTATCTGTAAGATTAAAATTAATATTGCTATCAATAATACCGTAATTAAAGCCTCCATTATTGCTCCTTAATGATATATACAGAAATGCATACTCCTATTATTATGCTTAAAGTGCTATAATATACAAAGAAATATATTTCACTCATTTGTTTTTCTCTTTGTTATAATACTCCTCTACAGCTTTTCTCATGGCTTCAGAATTTAGCTTATCAGCAATCATAAGTTCCATGAGATATACTCCCCTAGTCCCTATATGTCCAAACGCAGAAGCTATTCCAGCACTTAATATCATGTTTTCTGACCAACCATATACAAGCAAAAATACAGTAATACCTATTGAAACAGAACCAATGAGGTCTAAAGCTAACATCGTAAGTTTTCTCTTGATTGAAAAGGAAGATAAGTCTCTTCTTACAAAAGAACCAATCCCCGAAGCTAAAAGAGAGAACCCTACAACTATATAATCAGCTATATTGAATTCATTTATATGCTTCATTTGTCCGCCCTTAATCATCTTTATCCTTCTTTTTTTGAAGATAGCTCTATTACTTTACTTGCATCCAATCCTTGAAGCCTACTCGCTATTTTATCAAGTTTATCCTCAATTTGAACAATGCTTACATCATTATTTTGAATGTTTACATTAAGTTCAAGCTCTTGAGCTTTTTCAGGCTTTCTGGTTTCTTGTAAAAATACCTTCATATATTCGATTCTATCTCTGTCCTTGGTTCTCTCATCAAAAATCTTTTTAAGAGACAAATCCAACACTTTCATTCTATCAAGTGCATATGTAACATACAAAGAAGTATGCAATGTAGAAACTATATATTTATACAATTTAGAGTTTTCAAGTCTTTTAGCTTTAAGCTCTATCGTCGTTCTACCAAGCTCATCTCCTACTTTTTTATCTTTAGAACCAAGAGGGGCATCAGTATCCGTTACGACACATCTTTCAGGAAAAGCACTCTTAAAAGCCTCATATCTTGAAGCTCCTTCGTTAAATCTTTTCCTTATGTAAACAATGGTCTTTGCTATTTTGCTTAAATCATTAACTCCAGTATCTTCGCTAATACTAACCAATTCACTTGGTTCTAAATAATCTTCTTCGTTAAATTGCTTTAGAACCAACGAAGCATACTCAAGTCTTTTTTTGATATCCATTTTTAATCTCCTTTTTTATTTGTTCTATATGAAAAATTATACTACAATTTTCATGAGAGGTTTTTAGCTCCTTTTTTCCTCTCGGTTTTCTTCTCTCTCCTTAATTGTTGAAAGAGCATAGGTTGAAATTTAATATAAAATTTTGTGGGGGTTAAACTAACTACCCACTCTCTCTAAAGCCTTGACCCTTCCCCTGTGTCAAGAAAAAAGAATTCTTTTGTGTTGGTTCTAAGTGTTGGTTCTTGTGTATGAGCTTTGTGTTTTTTTCATTCATTTCTCATGAAATGAAAAAACACTTAAAGGAGTTAAAGATGATTTACTACATAGTAAACCATAAGAACCAACGCATAGTGATAAACGGAAAAGTGAGACTAATGAAAAAATTAGGATACAGAGTCTATAAAATCAGAGAATTTGCCTTTACTAAATGAAAGGCGAATTTTGTGTAGTATAGGTAGCTTGTAGTAGTAGTTGTGATAAAAAAAACAAGAAAAGGAGTGAAAATGAAAGTAGTAAAAAGAAATGTAAGTAAAGTAAATAACTTAAGAGATTTCTTTGTAAGAGAATTAAGTTCAGAACCAATGAGCTCTGATATAGTAAAAGAAAGTATTGTGGATGGAAATAGATTTAGAGTATTTTGTGATTTATACGATGATAATCTAAAAGTAGTAATTAGCGTATGGAATGAACAAGCAGGAGTAGACTTAGGTATCAGAGAATACAGTATTCCATTATTCCCTAATGAAAAACTAAAAATTAAATTACCTAATGAAATCGTAGGATTAGCCATAGTAGAACTACTTGAAACTTACAATGTTTCTTTGCAACCATTTGCTAACGGTTACAGCTCTGAATGGATGATTAACGACACTGAAACAACAATGAGTAAAATCTGGTTCAGTGAAGATTTCAAATATTTTTCAATTACTACCAAAGAAATAGAACCAACGGTAGAGACTATTACTAAAGAAGAACTCTTAGATAAGTTAGGGCTTTAAGCCTTAACTTAATTTTTTTATGCTTACGCATTACTAATGTAAAACTTCTACACAATAGGAGAGAACCAATGATGGTAATAATAAGTGGTATATTTATGGCATTTAATTTGTTGATTATCCTACACAAACTTAGAGAATTTATGGTTCTAAATGCATTAATTGACCTTTTGTCTTTAGGAGTCATAGTATTCCTTACAGCAGGGACATATAGTGGTTTAGCAACTGGCATGATAGCTTCGGCATTAGTGTCAATTTATTTATGGTTTCTCCCTATAAGAGAACCAAAACTAATTAGAAAAATAAGAAACAAAATAAAAGGTAAATCTCAACAGTAAAGATACCTAAAATCTCACTACACAAATTTAACGACAATTGGTTCTGCAAAGAATATGTTTAAATAGAAAAAAATAAAGGAAAGAAAAATGGAAACATTGAAATTCTTATTAGCACAATTGATATTTAATTTATATTTGTTTAAAAAACCTATGAAGCATTACACGAAGTTTGATTGGTTCTTAAATGAGTGGTGCTTGGAAGTTTTTAATGAATACAGAAAACATACGGAAAAAGAAATATAGGCAAATGATAAAAAAAATAGTTGAGTATAATATATATTATTATACTCAATTTAAAGTTTCGTATTTTCGGTAGTTTACAAGATTTTTTGTGACACGGGATGACACAAAATTAAAAAATGTGCTATAATGTGTCACAAAAGGACAAAAGAAAGAGGGAAAACGGAACAATGAAATATGAAGTTGAATATGTAGAACCAACTAACCTAATAGGTAAGACAGTTGTTATTAAAGAACCAAGGAAGTATTACTATTCTGAACCATATCATTGTAAGTTCACACTTGTTGGTTCTAAATTAGGGAATAAGTATTCTTTGTTTTTAACTTTATTTAATGCTTTTAAACTAAAAGAAATGGTATTGATTGAATATCTGTTTAGATACATGAACAAAGAAAACATTGTTGAAATAGATAAAGAAAGGATAGCTTCTGAACTGAACATAAGCATAAGAACATTGTATAGATGGTTAAAAGCTCTTGAAAAAGAAGACTTAATTGTAAAAATATCAAAAGACAAGTATATGGTTAATCCACAAATCGTTATTAATTATAGAAAAGTAAAAAATAGAAAGATACCAAATTTGGTCGAACAATATAGACTGTATAAATTAAAACTTAAACAATAATCCTCTCTTTTGGTTCTATTTATGAAATTTTTTTTTGAAAGGATAAAACATGCAAAAAAAGGAAAAGTGTTTAAAACTTTTAGGATTGATTTTTTATGAAAATAATCTTAAAAAAGTGGAACAATTGTTAAACCTCATCAAAAATGAGGAAGATTTAATAAAAGTCTTTAAAAACTTAAATAAAGATTATTGGAGCAACAACATTAATGACTATATAAAAGAATTTGAAAAATTAAATAAATCTAAAAAGGAGATAAAATGAAAAAAGAGTTTGTTTGTATGTGTGAATCCGTTTCAGATACTCAGAAAAAAATAAGACAATGGGTTAGTCAAGGATATGAAGTGGAAGTCGTTGCACAAAATGTTATTACAATAACTCATGATTATAAAGATTATGATGTAATCACTTCATTATGGAGATATAAAAAGGAGAACAAATGAACGAAAAATATCACTTTGTCGTGAACACAGAAAATTATGATGAAGCCGTTAAAAGAGCCAAAGAAGAAAAAGACACAATTATACCTGAAGTTATAAAAAGGAATCAAGACCAATTCATTCTTGAGTTGGTAATACCAATAAGGTACCACGAAAGAATAGATGAATATGAAGAAAAAACTGTTGGAGTGTATGAAATAGGTATTGATGAATTGTTTGATGATATGACTGATTGTATTGAATATTTTTCTTATTTGATTAGAAATTTACAAGAAGAAATAGAAAAATGTAAAAGGAATAAAAAATGAAAATCAAAGATTGGTATAAACAAAAAGAAAACGGTTTATGGATGAAAATTGAAATAATATATTCTCTTGGAGGTATGAATTATTTTTCTGGCAGAAATGAACCAAGAGGTTATAGTGTAGCTTTCACAACATTTGAGAAAGATAAAAATTTTGAAAGATATATACCTATGAGCAATGAAAACTTTAGAATTTTTGCAAAAGAGGTTAAAAGAAAATCAAAAAAGGTTGAAAGAGAGTTAGTTGAATATATTGACTCTATAGCTAACGAATTGTTTAAGATGTATGAAAAAATGAACAAAGAAGAAATCTTTAATAAAATCAGAGAATTCAATAGAATATATAAACAGTAAGTAAATTAAAAAAAAAGAAATAAAAGGATAAAAAATGACAAGAGAAGAATTATTGAGTATTGCAGAAGAAATTGAAAAACTAATTGGTAAAGAAAGATTGCTTGAAGAATTGCTGCTTGGCTTGAATATTAAAGAATTAGAATATCAATTAAAAGAGATTGATAGATATTACGATTTAGAACTTTTTAAAGAAGAAGATAAGGAGGAAACATGATAAAACCAATTAAACCTAAAGATTTAATCGCAAAAAACTTAAAAGCACTTCTTTTTGGAAAATCTGGGATTGGAAAAACATATCTTGCAGGTTCTGTAAAGAACGCATTGGTTCTTGATTTAGAAAAAGGTAGTGCGTCTGTAAAAAATAAAGACATAGATGTTGTTCCAATTAATGATGCTGGAGAGTTTAGAAAAGTATTAGAATATCTTAAAGAAGACACACAATATGAAACTATTGTTATTGACTCACTAACAAGATACGGAGAAATGTTATTTGTAGCGTTATCAAAAATGTATCCTGATAAAAAAGATAGTATGAAGTTATGGGGAGATTTTGATACGGTATCAAGACAAAGGCTTGAAGATATATTGCAATTAAATAAAAACATAATTGTTACATGTCTTGAAGAAGACATAGTTGATGGAGGAACTCTTAAAAAATTTCCAATGTATAAGGCAAATAAATTCAAAATGATGATACCAAGTTACTTTGATTTTGTAGGACATTTGGTTGTAGATAGTGAAGGACATAGAATTCTTATATCAGAACCAACGGAGGATAGTATAGGAAAGAATAGATTAAAAGATTTTGGAATTCCTAATGTAATTAAAGACACTGAAGAGTTGTATGATATGCAAAAAATTATTAACAAAATAAAAGGAGAATAAAATGAGTATTAAATTAAGAGCAAAATTAGACAATCTTTTAATAGATAAAGATTTACATTTTGATATGACTGATGACAGAAAATTGGCTATAAAAACAAAATGTGGACAATCGTTAGTAGTTTTTAATGATTTAGTTTTTGCTAAAAAAGAACCAACGGTAGAAGAAATAAATTTTGTTAAAAAGGTTCTTGAGAAAGAGATTGATGAAATTAATAATAAACTTAAAAGATTAAAAGAACTTGATGAAAATAAACCAGAAGATATTTTGGTTAATAAAAAATGGAGTAAAGATGATGTGTATGAAGTAGTTGAAGAAGGTTTAAGATTTGATTTAAACATTAAAACAAGAGACATATCAGACATTAAAATTAAAGTTAATTCAATTGATGAAATAGAAGACAGAGTTAGAAATATTGATGTTTTAGCAAAGAAAGCAGAAAGTTTAATTAAATGGAGAGAGGAAAAAGAAGAAATATTAAGAGAATTAAGACAAAATTGTAATATTTAACAAAAGGAGGTAAAAGATTGAATTAGATGTAAACAGAATTCCTTATGAGCATAAACAGTATCTAAAAAAACAATTTAAACGATTAGATAAAGAACCAACTAAAACAAGAACAAGTTGTTTTCATCCATTAAAAGAAGAAAACGCTTGGTTCTATTATGTGTTTGGTTGGTTGAAAAACAAATGGGTAGTTAGAGTTTTTGATGATGACGAAGAAGCAATAAAAGCATGGATGGAACTTGAAGAATATCAAAGAAAATTAAATAAAGAATAAAGTTTGGTTTTAGGAGGTAACATGAAAAGTTACTTTGTTCTTTACATGAACCAACTCTCAATAGGAGTATTTGGTTCTTTAATTGAAGCTAAAGAAGAAAAGAAAAGAATTTTAAATGTTTTTAAGGAGGTCAAATGTAAGGATTGTAGAAAAATAAAACTTACAATTAAACAAAAAATTGAAAGGAGTTTAAATGGATAAAGAAATGCTTGAATTAGTTTTAAAAATTAAAGAAGAAGAAATTAAAGCAAAGATAAGAGAATGTTTAGCTATTTCGTATGATAATGATTATATTATGGTTAAAGACGATGTAAGGTTAGCTAAGTTGTTAGATATAAAATTAGATAAAAAGAAAGGAGGAAAAAATGAACAATGAAAACTTAGAAATTCTTGTGACAGAGATTATTGAAAAACTTGAAGAATTAAAAAAAGAATTACCAAAAACAAGTAACAGAAGTGCAATGAGAAGATGTAGGAAAAGAACATTAGAGCTTGAAAAAATGTTTAAAACTTTTAGAAAAGAATCAATAAAAATAGCTAAAGGAGTTAAATAATGGGTTGGTTAGAACAAGTAAACATTACGGAATTGGAAGAACAGGAAAAAGAACAATCAAATTTTGGAGAGTCTCAATTACCAGAACCAGGAGTGTATGATATTACAATTGAGCAAATATTTGTTGATAAAACACAAGGAGGAACTACATTCTTTGGACTTGTTGGTTCAAGTGGAACTTTTCCTAATGATGTAGAAATAAATCTTGTAGGTTGGGATGTTCAAAGAATGATTAAAAATAAAGACGGACAAACGAAAAATTCAAAAGGAGGATATTACACAGGTCTCATCTTACTTGATAAGATTGCTAAATGCATAGGTAAAAGAGTAACTGATTTAATTCCACAAAAAGGATATGTAGAAATTTTTGGACAACAAAAAGAAGTTGGAATTTTCAAAGAACTTATTGGAAAAAAAGTTACCATTGGTATAAGGCATAGAAAATATAAAAAACAAGATGGTTCTAATGGTGTAGCTTTACAACTTGTTGATGTTTGTTGTATTAATAATAAAGAATGTAGAGAAAAACTTGCTAAGAGAATTGAAAAAAAACCTATTGTTGAAGAAAAAACAAATAACCAATCAAGTAATAGTCATACAAATACTGACGATATTCAATTCTAATTTCATAAAAGGAGAATGTAATGTTTATTGGCGATGGAGATCTTTAAAAATGATTCTAATTTAACAATCAGAACCATTTGTTGGTTCTGATGATTAAGTTAGAAGAAAAAAGGAAAAAAATGAGAAAAATTAAATTTAGAGGATATTCAAAAGAAATAAATAAATGGATTTATGGAAATTTAATTCAAAGCGGTAGTAAATTTTATATTGCAAAACAAGAACAAATAGGTATTTATGAATGTTTTGGGATATATACTAATGTTTTTGGTTTTAAAGAATACGAAAATATATTTAAAATTGAGCCAACTAGTATTGGTCAATATACGGGAATAAAAGATAAAAATGGTAAAGAAATTTATGAAGGAGATATTATTTTATATGAAAGAATGCCTCAAAAACAAGATATTTGTCTTGTTGAATTTGATGATGAGTATATATGTGGCTTTAAAGCATATCCAATAAACATGCCTAATTGTAATCCATTTAGGTTAGGCAAAGACATAGAAGAATTTGTTGAAATAATTGGAAACGCTTACGACAATCCTAAATTATTAAAAGGATAATCAATGATTAGTCAGATTATCAACTACATAAATTCGCAAGGAAGGTTTGTTTCTCAAAGAGAACTTATAGAAAACGCTTTTTGGTTTACTTTTTCATCTTTACTTGGTTCTGTTCAACCAAAAGTTGAATATAAATACAAACTTTACAACATAAATTATTTTGGAATTACAATAGCTCCAAGTAGTGCGGGAAAAAGTTTTGTTTATGAACAATGCAAGAAACTATTTGGAGAAGATTTAAACTTTAGATATAAGAAATTGATAGAAAAAGGATATGAACTAAATACACACAATCCTTCAGAAGATGAAATTACAATAGATGGTTTTCAAACAAATATTAAAAACTATATTCCAAATTTTGAAAACACGATAGAAGGAACAAAAGAAGGACTATATTTAAGAGCTTTAGCTCTATCAAAAAGCTATTTTGGCTCTTTGAATTTAATCCACGAAGAAATAATGGATGTTATTAGAGACAGCAATCTAAATGTAATGAAAGAACTTTATGATGGGAGATTTATAGGAAAAATAATAAAATCTTCTATTAACGACAATATATATGGAATAGTAGCTAATATGCTTATTTTTGGTAGCTCTACTTCGTTAAAAAGAGACCAAAAAGTGTATGAATATTTTGTAAAGGCACTTGGTTCTGGTATTTATAGAAGGTCATTTATTTATTATCAAGAACCAACTGATATACAAATAAAAATGGACTCTGAGTTCTATGAAAAACCAAATTTATCTTTTGTGAGAGATTACATCAATAAACATGTTAAAAACATAATAAAGACTGGTAATTATCCTGAATTACACTTTACGGTAGATGCAGAAGAGTATCTTGAGCTTATTAATTATGAACTTGTAGAATTTGCGAACAAATATAAAGAGGATGAAAGATTTGGAGCAGAGATTGGTTCTTTTGATAAATTGCTTAAACTAAGTGCATTACATGCCTTGTTAAACCAAAAAGAACAAATTTCTTATGAAGATGTAGAGTATGCTTATGAATTTTATAAGCGTGTAAGAAAGACAAATTTAGAATTATTTAATGTAGAACCACAACACAAAAGAATATACAAAATAATCAAAAAACTTGGCAAAGCAACAAAATCAGAGATATTAGAATCCGATGTTTTTAATAGAATGACATTTAATGAAGATATTAAGTTAGTAGAAGAATATGCATACAGAAAAAATGAAATTCTTAAAATTCATGGTTCTAAAATAAAAACTTTTTCAATAGAACCAATGCCTCTTACTGATTTGAACAAAATTATCGTTTCAATTCCTAAAGTTGATAGGAAAGAAAAAACAACGGAATATATTAGCATGGAAATTCCATTTTTTGGAGAAAATCAATCAATGGAAAAATTAGTTAAATCAGATAAAGTATCAAATTTTTGTCTTGTTCATTTTGAAAATGGCAAGAGAAAAGCTGATAAAACAATTGAAGGTCAAAATTGTATAGGTATAGATGTTGATAATGGAATTACATTAAAAGAAACCATTGAAAAGTTAAAAGATTACATTTATTTAATTTATACGACAAAATCTCATCAAAAAGAAAAAGGAGGATTAGTGTGTGACAGATTTAGAATTTTATTGCCTACAAAATCAAAATTTTTCGTTGATAATGAAAGACACAAAGAATTGATATCAAACATATGCGAAGCATTAGAGGTTGGTTCTTATGACATCTCTACAAGAAATCAGGACAGATTATGGTTTACAAATCCTAACGCACAAATATTTAAGAACCAACAAGGAGAGTTGTTCGATGTTACTCCGTATTTGCCTGATACGGAAGTAAGAGAAATTATTGAAAAACAAATAGAAAGATTTGATGAAAACGAATATAACACTGACGAAATTAATCGTAGAATAGGAGGTATGATTAAATGGTTTATTAGCAATACTTATCCTTCTGTAAGAAATCAGAATTTATATAGACTTGGAGCTTTTATAGGAGATTTAACTGGTTCTTATGAGAGAATAAAAGAAGAATTGTATAAAGCTAATTCTATGCTTTCAGAGCCAATTAGTGAAAAAGAGTTAAGAAAAACTGTGTTGTCAAGTTTAAAAAGAAAATATAGTTAAAGGAGAACAAAATGGCTTATTTTGATGGAATTAAAGTAGGCGATAAAGTTTGGAGTTTTGAACATGGATGGGGTATAGTTAAAGAATTAGTGTATAATTTGCCATATCCAATTGGGGTCCTTTTTAATAATAACCAATATGAAACTTTTACTCTTGACGGAAAAAAAGAACAGTTTTGCAATCAAACTCTTTTTTGGGATGAAATTAAATTTGAAATACCAACAAGACCTAAGGCTGAATTAAAAGAGTGTAAATACTTAATAGACCTTTCAAATTGTAAAGTTTCTAAAAACATGCCTATTGGTTGTGAAGATAAAATAGGATTGTTTAGGAATGATAAAGAAACGGCAAAAAAAGCATTAAAACAAATAAAAAGATATACAAGATTGTTAGCTCTAAGAGACCAAGAGTGTCTTGATAGTAGAGGGTATGAATTTGTGTATGGTCTCGAACAATTCGTAATTTTTAGAAATCTAAATAAAATATATTCTATAAAACCTACAAAACATATTTATAGTCCAACTGACATTTATTTTAAAACAAAAGAAGATGCTAAAAAAATATGTGACGTTCTTAATTCAGGCAGATTTGATTTAGAAGGAGAATAAGCAAATGAACAAGATAATTAAAAAAATTATTGAAAAAACTCAATATCAAGGGAACAGTGAACCAAATATAAAACAAATAAGTGCTTCTCAATTTGGAGATGAATTATTGCAAATATGGTTAAGATACAAACATGGAGTTATTCCTAATGAAAATTTTACTCAGTCAACGATTGGTTCTTTAGTTCACATAGGAATTCAGGAATTAATAAAAAACGAACCAGAAATAGAAATAGAAAAAGATGTCTTAGTAAAATTTCCAAACGGTTGGACATTGAGTGGCTCTATTGATATTGTTGATAATGAAGAAAAAGCACTTTATGATATTAAAGTGACTAAGCAATACACTATATCTCAATTAAAAAAAGAACCAACGCATCATTATATTTGGCAATTGAGCGTTTATAGATACTTAATGAAAGAACTTACTGGTTTAGATTACAATATTAAGTTGTTTGCAATTCTAAAAGATGGTTCTGATTTTAACATTAAAGATGGATGCTCTCTTCCACATTATGAAATAATTGATTTAGAACCAATACCATACAAAGAAATTGAAAAAAGATTTAATGAAATAGTAGAACAAATAGAAGCACATGAGCAAGTTGGTTCTTATCCTGAGCAATGCAAGGATTTGTGGATTAGAAAATTAAACAACGGTAACATCATTAAAATGAGATGCGAAGTTTATTGTCCTTATAAAAAAGTTTGTCCTTATTATAAACAAAACCAACAAAGAAGTAAGATTAAATTTTAAAGGACCATAAAAATGAATGTAGTAAAATTGATTGGTCAAAGATATTCTTTAAGTAAAAAAATTGAAAATAAATTAAATAACATTTGGGATAAATATGCAAAAACAAAATTCAATATATATTTCCATGGCAACTACAAAGGCGGCTATATTTCAATTTTCAAGAATGCGAAAAATACAGAACGAACTATTTACAAAATTAAAGATAAGAATTCTAATTATTCAGTTGAAATTGAAATAGATAAAGAAGTTGAGAAGCTGTATTCAGAAATATTAAATGCTGTAATAAAAGAAATAACAGGAAAAAGTTTTAACGAAATTAAAAACAATAACTTCTAAATAAAAAAAAGGAGAAATAAATGTCAGTAAAATTAATTTATGTAACCCCATTATGGCTAATAGCAAATGGAATTAGATATTCACACGATAATCATTATTTAAGCGATAGTCATCGTATATCAGGAAAAGAAAAAGTAAGTTGTTTAAATTGTGAGGGAGTAAACCAATGGAATAATCTTTTTGGAAATTTGGAATGTAAAAATTGTGGTTACAGAATGTTTGAAGACGACCACATTGGATACAAAGATTTTGATTTAATCAAAAGAGTTGGTTTTAAAATGAAACATGAAAGCGTTTTAGAACATAGTTTAATTGTTCTTGAAATAGAAGCAAGTAGAGCTTTGTTGCAAGAGTTAAGCAGACATAGAATAGGAATAAGTCCTACAGTAAAATCAACAAGATATACATTGTTAAAAGATTTAAAAAAAGAAAAAAGTTTTTTTATAGAGACATCAGTTAAGAATGTATATGTATATGATTATGAAAAAGCAAGAAAATATGTTGTATTAACAAACAATCAAGAAGCGAATAACTGCATTATTGATGCTTTAGAAAATGTAAGATTATTATTACAAGATAATATACATAATGACATTGTTAAATATGCTTTACCAGAAGCATTTAAGTTTAAAGGACAATATTCATTTAATTTAAGGTCATTAGTCCATTTATTGGAATTAAGAACCAATAAAGATGTGTTACCAGAATTTCAAAAATTATGTGCAAATATAATTGATGTATTACCAAATGATTATAAAGAATTGGTCCTAACTAATGAAAAAATAAAAATCAACTATGAAAGGATTAAAAATGGATAATAGATGTTTTGAATTTCTATGTGAAGCATTTGGTGGTGGTTCTCTTGATTGGAATCATTTATTTAATGAAATGGAAGATTTTGAATTAGAACCATCTGATATTATAGAATATGCCAAAGAGTGGACACAGGAACCAAAATTCAATGACCTTATGTATGCATGTCTATCACTTGGTTCTGAAAAAATGAAAAATGTTTTGATTAATTACGCAAAAGACCACTGTAACAATTCAAATAAAATCATTAAGGCAATAAAAGATTATGAAGTTGGTATTTACATTAACTATTTTGATTCATTCTTTGATGATGATGTGTTTAATCAATTTTCTTATCAAGAACTTAAAGATGAAGACAAACAAAAAGAAATGCTAAAAATGTTATTAGATAAATTAGGAGTTAAATATGATTGTGAGAATAATTAAAAGTAAGAACAGAGCTAGACAAATTTTTAATTCGATTAGAGAACCATGGTATGAA